AATTTATCGGCAACAGTAGCACCGGCAAAGGCTAGCCCTGCACTCTTTAGTATGTCTTCAAAATCACCACCTTGCACTGCGGTAGTGGCTCCAGCAGTAATTGCGCTGGCGGCAGCTATTTGAGTCGCGGAGTAAGAAGCAGCGGTGGTGGCAGTAGCAGCTACGGCGGGGGCACCAAACAGACCTGTTTGTAGTAATAGTTGAGGGGCAAAATATGCAGCCGCGATAGACCCCACAATCTTTATTGCTTTTTCAAAGTCCTTATCTTTTACTTCTTTTGTGCGTATTTCTGAATAAGAAAACGGGTCGTATAGATAAGTAGACCCATCGTCTGTTTGACGCATGGGAGTAACACCGTACTTACCATACAGTGCTTGTATCATTGGGTCTTCGTTAAATGACGCTTGTAACGCTTCTTGGTAGTTTAGTCCGCGAGTCAACTGTAGATACGGTATTTGCTCTTGTAAGATGGGTTCAATAAACGAATGAAACTCTTCGGGAGATTGTGCTCCTGTTTGAAGTTTGCCACCAAAACTACCAAGCTCCTGTGCAACAGGAGAAAAATCGTAACCGTAGTACCCACCAAGCACTTTCGCCACTTCTTCGGGCGATTCAGTCATAGATAGTACGGCGTAAGCGGATCTTGCTTCGTCTTCGTTACGCGCTTTACCTTTTTTCAGTATGTCAGTGAGGTACGCGGGAGCACCCGTATACTCTACATATTCGTCGGGTCTGATCGTAAGAGACAACGCTCCCCCACCCTGCTGCCCGCCTTCTCCCCCAATAATGTCTGCATACGGAGAAATACCTGCGTCTATCAACGCTTGGTTATACATATTGTCGTAGGCAAGGTTGACGTTATCTGGATCTCTTACTTCGGATCGGTCAACTCCTGTACCTAGCACAGCTTTGTACGCTTCAACAAACGCTTTAGCCTGTTGTGGCCCTATAGCTAGGTTTGAGCGTCTTTCGGGGTTATTTGCGACAGTGCTCGTAGTTGCTTCTGTTCCAGAAGTCGTTGTTGTTTTTGTTTCTGTTTCTGTTTTTGGTTCTGGTTTGGGCTTAGGCTTAGGCTTAGGCTTGGTCTCAGATTTGGTTGTAGAGTCAGCATCTTCCAACCGCTTTAGAAGTTCTAAAAGATCTTCCTCTTCTTCTGCAAACCGATTGACTCCAAAACGCTCCATTACGACACCTCCAGCAAGCTAGCGACTACGTGTAGCCTGTTGGCTGTAGCTGCGGTGACTTTAACTATCTCAGACTCTTCAATAACAAGTGGAGCAGTAAGTAGTTCTACCGTGGTGTTTGCCCCTACTGCTTTGACGTTAAACACACTAAATACTGCCGAAGCAGAATCGGTGATGGTTACGGTTATGGTGTCAGCGTTGCCTGAGTCCTCAGACACAAGAATAGACTTGATAATCGCTGTCGTAGCTGTTGGGCATGTGTACAGCGTAGTCGCAGTAGTGGCAGTTAAGTCTACCTTTGCGTTTTTGTACTGATTAGCCACTAACCTAAAAACCAAGCAGTGGCTTGTGCAGCGGGAGACATCGAAGCATCTCGTATGCCTTTATCAAGCTGGTTAAAGTAGATACGTAATGCGTTGTTCATTTGATTAAACGCCTGCACGTTATAGTCATTTGGCGGATCTGGAAGAACCGGGGCTTTGAAGTCTATGTTATAACTTGTTTTGTCTACAGCCATTACCGTCTCCCGTCAGGCCGCATCTCTAGTCTAGGAGAACCTAGCTGCCACTTTACTCCAAGATCGCTAGATTCTATCTTCATTGCTAGCTGTCTGCCACGTACTCGTAAGTCGAGTCTAGAAGTAAACGCTTCAATAGGCGCGGTAGCGGTTCTAGTTATAGAGCCTGTGTTTGTGCCCCCCTCAGAAGCAGGTGAGTTACGTCCAGATCCCGAATTTTGCGCTGCAAATAACGACATAGTAGCACTAGGGCTATCTACAGTAGACCCATCAAATGTAACGTCTGGATACACTTTTTGAATAAACGCAAACTTGTGACCGTCATCTAAGTCAAACTGAGCAGAAGATATGAAAGAACTTATGCCCGTAGCTGTGCCAGTTTCATTGTCATCAATACCATCTTCGTGGTTTACGACGTTGTTGTTATACGTAGCTGCCATAGGAAAATCACGTATACCGGAGTCAATCCACGCAGTCCTAGCTAGATTGCCGTAGTACCAGATATTCTGTTCATAGTTGTAGATAACGTAGCGATCTATTGCCGTGGCACTGCTAGAACAGTAATACCACCATACTTCACTAAACCCTTCGTTTGTGCCCGCGAATACTTGGTCGTACTGTTCTGTATTAAAGTCGTTAAATACATAGCGTTTTAGAGTGCATGGCAGTGTCTGCACACGGCCATCATATCGGTAGAACCCACCTACACCCATCCAATACGCCACACCATTTGCATACGCAACGGCTCTAGAGGAAGCAATAGACAGGTTTTCTCCTACTGTCTGAGCACCCCATACTGCGGGAGCACCCACGTACTGCAATGCGTACAATGCCGAATCAGTCCATATAAGTATTTCTTGTCTTGCTTGCGTGGCCGTTATTATCTCTGACCCTTTAGAAAGTCTAAGATCGCCAGCTTGATTTGATGCTGATGGTGTCCAGTTAACAACACTTTCTTGGTCTGACCAACGCAGTAATAAAGGGTCTAGGTCGCTACTACCCAAAGGGTTTGTACCAAAACAAAACACAAATCGGTTATCTGAAACAAGCAACGTATTTACTTTAGTTGGTACATTAGACGCGCCGCTCTCACTTGACACTAGGACTCCACGAGTTGTTAGCGCATCAGTAGCATCCCAAAAGAACAAACTACCGCCGCGAGGAGCAAATACTAAGTCTTCACCAAAATTAGATTGTGTCCATAACCGTAGCGCATCAGTAGACGTTACACCCACACCCCACGTACCAAGTCCCCAACCAGCAGCGCCCCAACCGACTAAGGTTTCTGCAACAGCGGGGCCAGTGTTTATTTGGTAGGTAGCAGTTACCGACCCACCACCCGTAGCAGATGAAGATGCGGCGGAGCTAGCCGTTATGGTGTACGTATTACCTGTTAAATATGTTATTTGGAACTCACCGTTTAGGGTAAGCCCTCCCACCGCAGAAGCACCGCTAAACGTGACGAAATCGCCGTTTATATAACCCCCAGCAGCGTCTGTAACTGTAACTGTGGTAGACCCATCTACAGTGGTGAAAGGGTCTGTAAGCGACACAGCGGCTCGTATAGGCGTAATGTCGTAATACGTTCCACCTTGTTCTATGTAAAATTTAAGATTAGTACCTACACCAAGTAGCTTTTGACTACCTAGTGTGACCCAAGAGAACAAAGATCGGCACACACCTAAGAAAGAGTTAGTAGATATGCGATTCCACCCACCTATCTTCTCTGGCATACCTGCCCTAAACCGCACTTTGTCGCAATCGTACCAGCCCCCCTCGCTTGTATACCGGGTGTTTTCTCGGTCTACCCCCGGCTTAAATACCATTTTTTGTAGTGGCATTACTGATACTCCCCTGTGCGTATCATTTCAGTGACTTCTACGGCACGATTGCCCACCTGCTGGCTCCAGCGGCTGTCCATAAATTCATCGGCTGCTATGTCAAACTGCTCGCGGGACATAGCCTCAACAGCTTTGACAAACCCTCGTAGTCTTGTAATACCAAGGTTGAAGCATATGTCGATCATAGCGTCCTGACGCGCTTCGTTGAGTGCTGCAAACCAAAAGTAAGTGTCTTCTAGTTCTTCACGCACACGGTTAACGTCGTTGTTCAAAAGGTATTCTATCTCATCTTCAGACAAGCCCAGACCTGACTCGGCTATATTTCTGCCAACCGCAATGGTTTCGTAACCAGCGGAGCACAGGTACACATGACTTCGCACGCCCTCGTGCCGTTTCAACATATCAATCAATTGATCTGACATTTATTTCTCCCGGCTTACGCCTTGTACCTTTTCATAGGATCTCATTGCGCCGAGACCCAACATCCCCATCATAACGGGGACGAGCAGCGTAGTGTCTATTTCTGGCACCTCTACCCAGATGCTCAGTATGTTTGAAAGAATCGTATTGTATAAAAGACCCAGCGCACACACCCAACCGATACAGGGTCTCCATCCGCTAACAAATATACTATGGTGCGCCGCCTCAACCTTGTTTACTTCTAACTGACCCTTTGCCAGTTCCTGTGCATGTTCCTCTGCCATTGTCGCAATCTTGTGCGCCAACGCATTCTTCTGGTCTTTGTCCTCAATTACTTTATCTAGTAGCTGAGTAGCTGGGCCTATCAGTGATCCGAGTATGCTCATCGTTTTGCCATATACGCAGTAGCGCCAAAGTATAGCCCCACAATGCTTGCCTGACTAAGAAATAGCATGTCGCTTAAAGAAGCCATAGTGGACAAACGGGACTCAGGGATAAAAGGCATAAGTGGTAGAAGAGCGTAAACCACCATACTACCAAGAGACACCCAAGCCATTCGGCGTTGACTATCTGCTTTCTCTTCACGCAATTCG